TTACTAGGATTATTTACGTAAACTATACACTCATCACGAGTTTCAAAGGTTTTTCCTTTCATAGCAAACGGTTCTATGTTTGCCATAAAAAATACTATAAACCAAGTCACGCTCCTAACGCTTCTAAATACATTTGTGTTATTGCGTTTTCGTTATCCACATCATCACGATTACGTTTACGAATAGCAATAACTTTACGCAAAACTTTTGTGTCATAGCCACGACTTTTAGCTTCTTGCATAACATCTTTTTGCGCGTCTTGTAAATCCTGCTTTTCGGTTTGCAACCGTTCGTAGCGTTCAACAAAAGAACGAAGCTCATCCGCTGTTACTTGATAACTATCTTGACTCATAATATAATCTCCTGCTGTTGTAAATTTCATATCACCCATATCATGATTAACAGCTTCAAATGATGGGTAACCTTTTTCAAATACAGGCGCTTCCATTACTTTTTCACTAGCTGATTACAAACGACACCAGGTTGTGTATCAGTTTTTCCTTGTGAAATATAATCTTTTCCTTCAACGAATTCAGGATACGGTTCTCGGCATCCACCTTCAATTCGTTCCCATGTATATCCGTCAGCTCTTTTTTCAGCTTCCATTTCTAAAAATTCATGATTATCATGCATAAACAGCATTAAAACAATTGCAAAACCCATAATATTTCTCTCCTTATGATACTTGAATAGCAATATATATACATAGACCAAGGATTGCTAATTTACCCCAATCTAAATCAAAGTCGGTACCTTCACCGTATTTTTTCTTAAACTCACTTATTTTCATTTTTTAATCCTCATAATGATTGCATTTTTTTTCCTACGTCTGCCATCCTACAGCTAAAGGCCCATTCGTTATCGTACCACGCTAAGACTCTAACCATTCGTTTATTTACAACTCTAGTTTGTTCAGGAGCAAAGATACAACTCTCAACTGTAGTATTAAAATCACTACTTACTAAAGGAAGTTCTTCGTAACCAATGATACCTCTGAAACCATTTTGACTTGCAAGAGACATTGTGTCATTAATAAGTTCTTCGGTTACATCTGTATTTAAATTAACTGTAAGATCCACACAGCTTACGTTTTGAGTTGGAACACGTATAGCGCTACCCATTATCTTATCTTCAAGCTTTGGATAAACATGTTTTAAAGCTTTCGCGGCCCCAGTGCTTGTTGGTATCATATTAGATCCAGCAGCACGAGCTCTATACATATCCCTATGTCTTCTATCAATAGTTCCTTGGTCACCAGTAAAACTATGAACTGTAGTCATTTGTCCGCTTTCAATTCCAAAAGCTTGATCTAATACTTTTACGAGTGGAGCTAAACAATTAGTCGTACAACTAGCGTTGCTTACAATTTTATCTGATGATTTTAATTCATTATCATTTACACCATATACGACCGTTCTATCTACATTGACTGCTGGAGCACTAATTAAGACCTTTTTTGCTTTACCATAATTAATGTGATGAACCGCAACATCTCCGTCATTATAAGCACCGGTACATTCAAATACTATATCAACATCATTCCAAGTTAAAAATTTATTATCACGTGAATGACTCCAGCTTATCTTGTACGTCAAATCTTCTCTGGGTGTAAACCTTCCATGAACACTATCATATTTTAAAAGGTGAATATTTTGTTCTGGATCTCCACTAGCGTTTATTTGTACAAGTTCCATGTCGTCTCTGTCTTGCATGATATGCCGAGCAAGACATCGACCAATCCTACCAAAACCGTTTATACCAACTCTCATGTTTTACTCATTTTTAATTTAAACATCTTGTAACCAATCTTTTATAAGTCCAAAAGAGCTTGTAAGAAAATATATTGAAATGTGAGCAAAAAATACTCCAGCAAGCACTTCATAACCTAACTTATACATATTATACGTAGATGCAAAATACATAACAGCCACTAATAATCTTAAAGTATATACTTCTTTAGGTGGTATTTGTATCTCGCTGGTCGCTGATCTAGAAATAAGAGATGCTGCACCAATTGTTTGAAGAAGCACAAGCCAACAAGCCATACCCATAACTATATATGTAGGCCATATAATACTTTGGTTGGAAAGCACTAAAGCACTTGCTTGTATTAATGCGTTTCCAATTGCCAGCTGATGATTTCTTGAAAACATTAATACATTCCGCCTGGAATAAAATGCATATCAACAAGGATAAGGAGTAGGCCAAGCCATACTCCCCAAAAGATTACCTTCTTAGTATCCATTATGCAGCCTCCGCCATTTCTACCGCAAGGTTAAGAGCATCAACTTTACGTTTTGCATTTGCACCAAACCATGCTGAATTCATACGGCTATCGGTTGAACGACCAAGTTCATGGTCAGCCATATAAGTAACTGCATTAAACATTTGCCAAAACGAACCTTTTCTGAACTCCGCTCCAGGCTGAGTTTCTACAATTTGAACTGCACGTTCGGCTGTAGGTGAAAGAGTCTTACCTTCTTTTGTAGACTCACCAAAGATATTGCCAAAATATTTTTCAAGATCTTTTTGACCATATTGCTTTGAACCAAGAAACTCGGCAGCCTCTTTGAATGTTTCAACTTTACGATGTGACAGTCCAAGCAATTCTTTTACGCGATCTGCGTCAAAAACAGAACGGTGATTTACACGAACTGCAGGTTGACCTGACTCTGCAAGAGCAACAGTAAGGGTGTTGTTGCATACAACACGTTCCATTACGAACTTAACGTCAATTGCTTTACCGTATTGATGAGGGTTTGAAAATAGAAGATAACCTTTTACTTCATCACCGCCAAACAGCGAGAAGCTATCTTGAACATCAGCTAATGCCCAAACAATACGACCGTCATTTAGTGAACCGGCGGTATCCATAATCATATCGCCTTTAGATACGAAATCAGCAAAGAATTCAAAAGCCTCTGCATTTTGAACTGGGTTCCAACCTGGACCAACTTGAGTCAAGATTTTACCGTCAGAAGAACGAACCAATGCTTGTTGGCCTGTCGCAATATTATCGCCTTTATAACGAATAAATGTATCAACTTTTTCAACCGACCAATCAAGACCAGCTGCAACCATCATTTCTTGTGGAGTCATATCGTCTTCAACAGGAACTCCTAGTCCATGCCAAGGTAGACCTTGACTTTTACGGTATGCCATTTGAGCTTCACCGTTAATCATTTCTAATTGATGTGCCATGATATATTTTCCTTTTCATTTTGTATATAATTAATATATACTGATTCTATTCTAATGTCAATTATTTTATGATATGAATCCGTTTTCACGAGCCCATTCTTTCCAAGATTCAGACATTACATAACCAAGACTGTCTTCAACGAATTGCTCACCACAATCAAAGTAAAACGCTTCAACCAATTTTTCACGAGGAGCGGTATCCATGTGAGAAACAAATTCTGACAAACCTTCGCAATCTGAGTTGCGGAAAAAAGTAACAGCTTTTTTCAGATCTTTAAGATCTTCCATGTACATATCAGACAAGCGTTTAGAACTTTGAGCGTAGCTGAATGTTTGATCCATTAGCTTTTTAACTGCGTTTAGAGGAGTTTCTAACCAAAATTTTTCAGTCTCATAGATCATTTACTTTTTCCTTTTCATTTGTTATATTAATAATATAACTGATTCTATATAGAATGTCAATAGTTGTTTTCATAATGTTGGTCAAAAGTTCCATAAAGTCTAAGCTTTACGTTACGAATATGATTACAAGGTTTACGAGGATTCTTTTTACAAGAACAACTAAAACCTTCGTTATGCATTGTCACGGTACCTTTAGAATAAATCCATTCAGTACCTACAGCCCAATGATCTTGAGTATTAATATATGATGCAGGAAAAATCACGCGGCTTCTACTATATCTTGTTGTGCTTGAATGATCATTTGCATTTCAATACGCTCAGCATTTTCTTCCTGTATTTCAGCCACAAACAAAACTTCTTCTTTCAGACGCTGAAGATCGTATCCAAATGTATCAGCACGGCGAAGAAGGTTGCGCAGTTGCTTAGCGAATTCATATTGTTCAATCATGGTATAGTCCTTTTCATTTGATATAACTATACTATCTGATTCGCAAGTGAATGTCAATAGAAAATTAGTGAATTGTTTCGTTCGCCATTGGTATTGCGTCTACCATTGCATAAGTATGTTTTCCGTATCCGCTTTTAATAAGATCAATTGCATGCACATACTTTTCGTCAGAATTTATTTCTATTATTTCAAAGTCGCTGATTTTTGCACCCATAATATCTGTTATAAATTTTTTTGCTAATTTTTTTGTATCAAAGCTATATGCTCTTGGTAAGCCAAAAATATCATTCTTGGCCCATATTCCATAATTATTAATTACTCCTAGAAAAAAACCAAGATTTTTTTCAATGATTAAGTACCTCATCGCCTTCCTCAATAAAAAGGTTAAAATGTATATCGGCGACTATACTAACTATGCGGTGAATATGATTAGCGGTTTTTGTTGGATACCCATTCACTTTTATAATAGGAGCAGCTCTGTCCCATTGCTCCATATCAAAACAGTGACATCCAAGAAAAATATGGTTATCTGTAATAATTACCGGATGGTCAAAACCAAGAACAACTTTTGGTGGAATTGAAACCTTTGCAGCACCAAAAAGAACTGTATCATATTTTAATTCCGCAGTACCACTTACTTCTACTTCGTCTTCTAATATTACTTTACCTGATATATGAGCATTTCCTAATACTCTCGTATTACCAAGTATCTTGCATTTTTCTACTACCATTGCATTTCCGCCAACCTGTGCAGTAGGCGCAATTATACATGTGTCATCCACATGCGCAGTATTAGCAACAATCCCACCGCCATTTTTATGACGATGGGAAAGAACTAATCCGTTTCCATCTTTAAAATCATGTAAGAATTGTTCTGTCAAGCAGCTATTCCTTTATATCCTTCCCACCAATATGGAGCTTCACGACCTTTTTCCCATTTTGCAAAATGCTTTGATGCATGATAATATTTACGATATGCTGCAACAGGATCGCCAGGAACTTTGCACTCTGGGTAATGGTTCATTGCTTGTGGAAACTCTGTTAGACCGATGTTAGGTATGCCATGAGGAGGATTCCGTAGTACTTCTTTTAACTTAACGACAGTCATATGTGGCTTTTTATACCGCATTAAAAACTCGTCTGCGAGCCCAATAAAGTGGTTATAATGCCAAATATAATTGTCTTCAGATTCCATAGTCCAAACAGTACAAGGATGATTGTGATGTACTGCTTTATACAGAAAAGTTTCAAGATTAGGATTCTCATGAACCCAATAATTAATCATACGTTTACCTGATTTGGATGGTCGCTTTTCAACATAACCATTCAGCATGCGATGCGCTGTAGATAGCATCTGTGCTGACTCAACAATCATCTTACTACAATGTTTATCACAGACCATTTGAGCTGCTTCATGCGGTTCTTCTGATAGTACAAATATATTCATACATACATTCCTTTTTTACTAATATATATAATCTATCTGATTCTATGCAAAATGTCAATTAATTTCCATTTATCTGGCGATATTTTTTTCGCACTGATAAAAAATGTGGCAAATAATCATACGTTGGTATTTTAAATACCTGAGGTTCCGAACCATCTACAGTAATAAGAATTACGCCCTGTTTAATAGGTATGCCAGTTCTTTCATAAAACGCCGCTGCATAAAACGACGCTTGAATAAAATAATTTGTAATCCATTCTTCTTTCTTTGGTTTACGAGACGTCTTAAAATCAACAATAGACAATTCTCCATCAAACTCTGCAATACAGTCTACCTGTCCTGCACATTCAAGTTTGTCACTATATAAGAATTCTTCTTGAAACCATATATTATCTAAACGTTCATCTAAGATATTTTTTAAATCATTAAACGAAGCAAGATTGGCAGGCATTACACCTTTGCTCCAATCTTTTACATTATCAAGATAATCTTCCGCAAGTTTGTGAACCGCGGTTCCTCGAGTCGCAGCTTGTTGTGAGATACGATTTGCTTCTTCCTCACCTACTCTTTTTCTCCATGCAAGTATGCCTTCTTTATTTAAAATAGATAAAACAGTTGTAATTGATGGATATGCATTTCCTTCCGGCGTAAAATATTTACGACCGTTTTCGGTATCTTTGCGTGAGATTTTTGGGAGCACTACGCCATGCTCTACATGATTAAACATAATATATATTAACCGCCAATTGTTACTTTAATTGATCCTGATGTAATTTCCCCAGCGTCACAGTCATCGCCTTTTCTTGCCGCGGCAATGCCTCCGATGGTAACTTTAGTAGATCCCCCACTTATTTCTGCAGTATGAGGATCACAAGGAGGGTCTGGTGGAAAGGCGTGTGAGACTGTTTTATCACCAACTACAAGTGCATTAGCGCCTTCAATATTTACATTGTGATCCGCAGCAGCAAGAGTTGTAGTTTCTGCACATCCATGTCCCGTATCAACATCATCTCCAACTCTTGCTGCCTCTGGCATTACGCTACCTCTAATAATTGTTCCTTTGCCATTATATATTCTTTTACCAAACCTGAGCGTACGATATCATCCACGGTAAAGTTAATTACATCAAAGGATGGGATTGCTCTTAATACTTTAATAAAATCACATAGACCAGAAATGTCTGCCTTATTTCGTGATTGTTGTAGATCGTCTTGCTTTGTATCACCACAGAAGATAATCTTTGACGATTCTCCTACTCGTGTGATAATACTATCAAGTTCATGGTACGTCATAGATTGGCATTCGTCAACAATAATTATTGAATTATCAAATGTTAATCCACGGACGAAAGAAGAACTCATAAATGTGAGCATTCCTTTTGATTTAAGAACTTGATAAGCGTCTCCTCTGCTAAATAAATCGTTAACAATGTCGATATATGGTTGCTCAAATACCGCTTCTTTTTGTGTCTTTGACCCGGGCATAAAGCCCTGCTCTCGCGTCTGAACTGCAGATCTAATTATGACGACCTTTTCATATTCTCCTTTCTGTAGTACATCATTAAGTGCTAGATACGTAGCACACATTGTTTTACCTGTACCTGCTGTTCCGATGGCCGCGAGATTATATCCTTCGTAATAAGATTCAAACATATCAGATTGAGCTGGCGTTAAAGGTAATATCTTTCGCATTGAAAACTTTTTGTTTAAAACGCTAACCATATGATTAATTTCTCTTTGTTGTCTGAGTCTTTCTTTACGGGATAATCTACGCTGTTTTTGTGCCATGAAACCTCCTATGACTCCTAACGGAGTTAGAAGTCGTTTATTGTGTTATGTTTATGAACTTTTGCTTTTTTCAACACATCACGAAAATTATCATCGGGTCTACGAACACCGATGCGCACCGAGTCAACTACTCCCGGAAATCTTTTAAACGTTTGTTTTATATGAGGGTTATTTAATAGGTATGTCTCACGTTCGGACATACTCATTGTTTTGTCAAATTGTTCATTTGTTTTGGTATCTTCAAAACTATAATTAGGCAAATAAGTCTCCTTTAAAAAAATTAGGCGACCACACAGGCCGCCAATCATAAATATATTTGACCTGTAATATTAGATCTATTTATACAATCATCTCATAAATTTCTCTCCAATTTTTCACATTTATTACAAAAGGATGTGAAAAATCTTTATTATGATCGTGTTCAATAAGAACCGAATTAAGACCAAGATTAGCACCAACAACAGCATTTTCAGGCTTATCTTCTACCCATAAGCAATCAGTGTCTGCATATGGTTTTAATGCTTCGTCTTTATCGCCACCGCATTCAAGACAGACAACTTCTTCAAAAACTTTTTTACCAAACAAAGCCTCAAGGTTTTTCTTACGAAGTTTACCAGCATAAACATCAGTTGAAAGAGAAGTGATGCAGTGAAACACAAATCCATGATCTTCATGAAGTTTACGAACATATTTCACCGCATCTCGGAATGGAGTTAACCAGCCAATAGCAGCAGAACAGTTAAAGTATTCGCACATTTTCTTTGCTTCATCACGAGGCATATTAAACGTTTTACCCATATCATATTCAGTATATGTTACCGGATGATAACCACGAGCAGCCATCCATTTGTAGAAGGAGTATTGCCATTCTAACAACACTCCGTCGCAATCAACAAGAATAAGTTTATCACTGATTTTCATATTAAGCCACTTTTTTCAAAAGAGAAGGAGAAACAGACCAAGTAGTGCTAATAACATTAGCTCCGTTGGTTTGTTTTACCTTAATTGTTTTCTGATTAATTTTTTCTATGATGCCTTCGATAATTCCACGATTTTTAGCATCAAAGCGAACCTTATCACCTTTTCTAAAAGAAACAGCAATTTCTTGTTGCATAGTACGCTGACGCATTCTAATTTCAGCAATGATTGCGTCAAGAGTAGCACTATCCGCGTTGCGGATTGTTTTGAGAACGGTTTGGTTCAACTTTTTCATAACGATTTCCTTTTCAGTTTGTATAATTATATATTAACTGATTCGGGAACAAATGTCAATTGTTTTTCTTAGTCATTTCACTAAAAGTCATAAATTTTTCTTTAGCTTTATTTCGCCTTTGCTGGCGAATGCTTTTCTTTCTTTTGTCTTTACGACGACGTTCTTCATTATGATTGCCCCATTCATCTTCATGAGATTCACGAAATTTCTTAAACGATTTGGCCATCTTCTTTTTCTTCTACCTTTTCTATGAGATCTGGAAATGCAGCTTCAACTTGTTTGAGAGATAAACCTTTTAATGGTTTTTGTTGAATCATTTTGCAAAGTAAATCTGCATCATTATTATCAATGTCTTCAAGTAAACGTATAAACAGCGTTTCTCTTTTCATTTGATTTAATGTGTCATATCCACCGCCTTTAACAAATATTCTAAGGCGTCGAGCTTCTTTAAATAACATTCCTTCAACACCAATGTAAGAATTCTTTTTCCAAGGTGGTGGTGTATTTGGAATTAAAAACTCAACATTTTTATCATAAGTATATTTCAAAACAGTTCTAAGAGGAGTAGTATCATGTTTTCTTAACCACTCAATTTTCTCTTGTTTTGTTTTTAATTCACAAGCTTTATTAATTATTTCAGATAAAGATAATTTCATTTTAAAAATCCTGTATATCAGTAAGTAAATTCTTTAACCTTTTTTCAACAAAAAAGTTAAATAAATGAGCGCGCCCAATATCTTTCTCAGTATCATATTCTTCAATAATCTGATCTTTATATTTCTGAGGAACAAGTTCAAGATCAATCATAAGCTTATTTCTGTCATAACGAATTTGAGTTTGCGAGTCCATGGACAGCGGATCTTCAGTAAATGCTAATATACGTTTTTGCGTCATTGGTTTTTGTCTTTCACCAATGGCAAGACAGTTATCATCTGAAAGAATATTTGGAACGCCATCACCAGCGTCTCCTTTTAAAATATGTTCGTGTAAATATTTATCAGGATCAGAATTTTTGATCCATTTTTTACGAACCGGATCAAATTGCTTAACATTTGCATAACGATGCAACTGAATAAAATCTTTGTCACCAGATAATATTAGAAATTGTTCAGATCCTATATTTAGTTCTGTGCCATATTTGTGTATTACAGTACCAATAATATCGTCTGCTTCACAGTGGTCAATATGTATTACTTTATATGGAAATACTTCATCAAGTTCAGTACGAATTTTACTAATGATGTTAAACAGATGATTCCAATCTAATTCGGACTCATCACGAGATTTTTTACGATTACCTTTATAATAAGGATATGCTTCACGACGCCAAGTATTCTTGCCATCTGCGCAAATAACAATCTCTCCAAATTCTTCTTTAAATTTTTTACGGTTTGCACGAATTGAATTTAGAAACATATGACGTAGTAAGTTTTCATCTACATCAATATTCGTATGATTTCCAATTCCTGCAAACAGTGATGCAAGCATCACTTGATTAAAGTCAATCAAAATAGCCATTATATTTCTCTTTTATTTACGTTAGTTGTAAAACCATTTTATTCTACATTTTCCGGAATGTCAACTAATTCTTCGTCTAAATCTTCATCCTCTTCTATTAATTCTTTTGCCATCTCCTGTAGAGGATGTTCAATACCATGTGCATGAAGGTGTAAAGATTTAATAGACTCAAGCACAAGAATAATTGATGGGTAATATTCTTCAGGATTAGTATCAAATCTACAACCAGATCTTACCATTTCAATAAGCACCATATTCCATAGCTGCTCTGCAACATCTTCAGAAAAGCTTACTCTGTATTCCTTTAACTTTTCAGCAAGCTCTTCTTGTGATTGTGGAGCTATACTAAGATTTGTTTTAGGAAACATTATAATCTTAGACATTTGATAATCGCCTTAGTAAATTATTCCAGGAGTTTGTAAAACTATTTATACTGTTTCTAGGTAAAGTGCACCGTTCATTGTTCATCATTGTATTAAATAAGTTTGGATCTAATTTTTGTGCATCAAGCAAATTCTTTACAATTGCATATACCATGTTTGCGTGATCGTTTGCAACTTCCGTATAATCATACATAACCGTAGCACCTGATGAAGTTTCTGGCAGAGCTGCATAACTTGGATGAATTACAAGAACACCAGATCGAATAGCTTCAATCATTGCGATACATGATGTCTCAGGCCAAATA